AAGATAATAAATCCAGGATCTTTAATAAGGTTTAAACAATCTTCTTTTAGTATTACATCAAATGCGCCTATAGTTTTAACAAATACATGATTTTTCAATTTATGTTCAAACTCTTGAAATATCTTTACAACATCTTCTGATTTTGAAATTACTTTCATTGTAACACTACTATTTGGTTTGATTGCACCAACGGAATTGGGAGATGTTAATTTTGCTTTCATTAACACATCAGCTCCAGTTTGAGAATCTATGTCGACGTATACGTTTCCACTTTCATCTCCTTGACCTGAAAAATATTTATTACAGCCTTTAAAGAATAACTTAAGATTATTAAATTCAGTTTGATTAATATCTGTTACAGATTCTCCTCTAAAATATGTACCGTCTTTTTGAGCTTTCATTTTCTCACCTTCAGGTAAAGCTTCTTGAATTGAGGCTAAGAATTTAGTATATTCAGAAGTTGTATTAACATCTGAAATCCAAGAGTAAATTTTACGCAGCTGAGCTTGACTAATTAATCTAGTTACCCTTGCAGCTGCTAATGGAATTTTAAATTCTTTTACGTCGTTTGATTTAATTTCAGCAGTAATACCTCCAGCTAAATCAGTGCCTGCCGTTCCTCCTGATTCTCCGCCTTTAGTTAACAATACACATAAAACTTCTCCTTTACCTAAACCACCTCGGCCTGATTTAACATCTGCCCCGCCGGCAGCTCCAGATACTGAAGATACATTAAATAATGACTGAAATAATGGATTGTTAATGTTAGACGAAATCACAACCATTAATTTAGATATGTCAGTAATAGTATCAAATAAATTTAAAACTTTTAATTTATCTGCAGGAACTTTTGCTGGATTTGGAACATATGCTTTAAATATTTGCATAATTTCTTTTCCATGTTTAGGATATAGTCTATTAATATTCTCCGTACTAAATACCGTCTTCCAATGAGCTGTGATAGCAGGAGCTTCAGTTAATTTAACTTTAGGAAACGGAGATTCAATTCCTTTTTCTTCTAATATAGCTTGCAAGTGCAACATATCAGATTGCTTACCTACTGTCGGATATCCTGAATCACAGCGATAACTCCATTCTGTAAGAATATCATCAAAGTCAATTGACATTCCTTCTGGAATGGTAATCAAAGGCTTTGAGTAATCAATAGCTTCGGTAGCAAATTTAGATGGTTCTAAACTTTTAAAATGTAAATCTAAATCGATTATCGATTGTTTAGAAGTATCTTTCTTCATAATGTAATAAGTCTAATTTTGATGATACGTCAATTAATTGAGCTGCATTTAATAAATCTGAATATTCAGCAATTGCTTCTCTTTGAAAAGTTCTAAACTCTTGCAAAAAGTCAAAAGTCATTAAATGATCTGCAAATACATCTGCCGAATCTTTATTATACTTATCACCTAAAGCGTACTCAATTGAATATGCTTTATTTACAATGTCAATTAAACTAGAAAACTCACCAGCAAACTTAACTGAAGGTAATGACGGAGTGCAATTCCAATCTACTAAATATTTCTGCAATTTTTGAGCATGCTCTAATTCACTAACAGCTTCAGCTTCAAAGAAAGCAGCTGCCTTGATATAATTTACTCCAGCACACCAGTTAGCTGCGCCTCTGTAAAAGTAATGAGCTGTATACTCATCTGCTAATCTATCATTAAGTTTTGTTACGATAACCTCTGGAAGAGCTTTTGGTAACATTACTGAAGATTGTTCAGCAACTACATTTTGTATTTCTGATTTTGGGAATTCCATATTATTACTTTAAAATAAATATCTAATTTAATTAATTTCCGGTAGAACCAAATCCACCTTCTCCTCTTTCTGAGTCTGATAGTTCATCTACTTCAACTAATTCAATAGTTGGAATAGGCATAATAACTAACTGACCTATTTTATCACCTACATCATAAAGGTCTCCATTGTCCCAAGCTAGCTTCTTAAATCTAAAACGAATTTCACCTCTAAATCCAGAGTCAATAACTCCTACATGATTAGATAAAATTTGTTTAGTTTTTGAAATTGATGATCTAGGAAACATCAATCCTACATATCCTTCTGGAATTTCTATTGCAATACCTGTTAAGTACTCATAGTACATTTCGGTTTTAACTAGCTGTATTGCTGTCATATCTAACCCAGCGTCGCCTTGCTTCGCATAAGTGGGTATAATGGCTTTCGGGTGAAGCTTCTTAACTTTAATTTTCATATTGTGTAACTAATTCTTTAAATTTAACCATTGGCAACCCGCCAACGATTCTTCTAACTTCTTCTCCGTTTTTAACCAAGATAAAAGTAGGTGTATATCTAACATCATATTGTGTGGCAATTTCAATATCAACATCTACATCATACGATATAGGATTAATTGATCCTGTATTTTCAGAACAATATTGTAAAAATTGTGATTTAATCGGTTCAGAGACATCGCTTGATTCTGCTGAAAAATATAATACGTCTATCATTTTAAAACTTTATTATTTAGTATCTTTAATATAAATATCTTGTAATTGAGAATTACCTTTAATATACAAAGGTTCATAAGGGCAATGACGACACTTATTACCACAGCAAGTACCTCGTGTAATATGATGTATAGGAGTAAACACTACTAATCCATCTTCAAAATAAAAGAGCGGCTTATTAAACCGCTCCTCTAAATCTAGTTTATAAATCCAATCGTCGTTTTTCACTACTGTTATTTTACTATTCGAATTATATAATTTTCGTATTGAAGCTTACGTTTTCTTGACGATTTAATTATAATCTCTATTTGACCTGAACGAATTTCTTTAGAATTTTGAAATGACATAGTGATATCTTTTTTTAAATATCCGATACAATCATACCGCTTAATAAACGTATCTTCAGGACTATATAAATCAGCATATCCTTTCCAAGTACTATTATTTATGCCTGATGCGTTTTTACTACGAATAGCTTTCATCTTCGGAGTATTGCATATTTCTTTCATACGGTCTTTAAACTTTTTTACTCGGTCTATATCACTCCATGACTTTTTTAGCCCATTAATTACTTTATTTCTATAAGTATCATTTTTCCAATTTTGTATTGAATTATTTCTATACAATTCAATGTTTTTTTGGTTATTTAAAGAAGAAATTTTGGATATTTTATTTCGTGTTATAGTTTTTAATTCTTCAGGTTTATTTGTAAACGTATCACCTCCTTCTCCTCCTTTAGTAAGATTATAACCTCCATGTATATATAAACTATTTAATTTATCAATCCAATACTTTTCTCGATCAATTAACTCTTCTTCAGTATTACAATACTCTAATATTTCTTTTCGAAAATTTTCAATTCCGTATTTATTAATAGCTTGGTTTAAAATATTTCCAGATCCTAAATATTTAGGATTGTTATGTTTGTCTTTACCAACGTATATACGTCCATTAATTAAGTTTGATGTTTTATAAATAATCACAGGCTCTTTAATTTATTAATTTATTATAAATATCCGGAGCCTGTGAAATTTAATTACTTTATCTCACATCCATTTACTCCGCAGGCTATCTCTCCTTGCAAATTAGTATTGTCGGCTATTTCAACTACATGAGCTAAATTAATATTAGATAGATGTTTCATCATCTCTTCATATTTTTCTTTAGTGCAATCTTCGAAAGGAGCTTGAATATATGTACCACCATCATAAGGTAGAACTGACAATCCGTTATAGAACTTTCTATTCTCCCACATCCAATTACCAACTACTTCCCATTCATCTTCTTTAATAGATACTGTAGCTGAAATGTTATGAGTATTTTGTCCATTGCGATGTCCTGGCTTAACCCAGTTAGTGTAAAACCATTTTACTCTCTCTAATAAATCTAATGCAGACTCTGTTCTTAAAATAGACTCTTCTGGAGATTTTTGAGGTACTGAAATTACTGCTGTATCGTGTGGACGGAAATAATCATCTTCAATTAACTCTGGATGATTAATCATTAAATAAGTATAAATAGCTTCATTCTTACCTACACGCACACGACGAATATAATAGTCATTGTGTCTAGCGTGAATGCCTGATGAAGTTCCTAATACCAATGATGAAGTTCCTGAAGGTTTAATGGTTGAGCATCTTGCTGATGCGTTGATTCCAATTTGTTTTGCAGTAGCTGTATTTACTTCTTTAACTAATTCAGCTGCACGTTTCAAGTCATACTTTTGAGCAACACCTGAACCAATACCTGTCATACCTACACCAATTAAAGCGTCTTTCTCTGTAGTGCGTTGCCATACAGGACGTAAATAATGGAAATTGGTATAACCTGCTTGAAGTGTTCCTACAAATGCCGCTGCTTTAACACGAGCATCTAAATCTTCTTGAGACTCAATGTCTGAAACGTTTACCTCACATAAGTTACAAAATTGAAATGGGCGAAGTGCAATTTCACAACATGGATTAGTTCCCCAATCTTTATCGTTTGAAAGATAAATGCCTGGCTCTCCTGCTCCTGAAGCTTTAATCTTTTCCCATAAAGACATAAAAAACTCTTGAGTTACTTTGTTTCTTAAAAGAACTGCTGAGTTATTTGCTCTGCCTCTTTGCGGGTTTAACTCCCACCATGGTCCTGATTTACAAGCAATCATTTCATTATCGTCTGCGCTGAATAAAGAAATCAATGCTGCACGACGAATACCACCTGCTAATACTGCGTCTGCAATATGACACACAATATCATGCACTTCAATTGGTGATAATTTTTCATTATCTATTTTAGTATCTAAGATACCTTGAATTTTTACTAAACACTCTTTTAATGGTTGAGGTCCGGGTGCTTTACCACCTGAAGTTACTAACATTGATCCTTTTTGACGAATGTCTGAAAAGTCAAAGTTAATAGATGCTCCTCCATGAAAATAAGATTTCATTAACATTTTAACTGCATCTGCCCAACCTTCAATAGAGTCTCCTACTAAAAATCTTCTATTCTTTTTTGCATCTGGTTTTCTAATTTCAGGTAACGCATCTACGTGATGCTTTTGTACTGAATACCCTACTCCTGTGCCACCTAGTAATAAAAACATTACTTCTCCGAATGCTCTCCAATCGTCAATAGGCAAATAAGCACAATTGTAGATTCTGTTTGGAGAAATCTCAATAGGCTTTCCGCCAAATTGTAAACTACGCATTGAAGGTAATATTTTTTTATCGTAAACGAATTTATACGTCTCTTCAATCTCTGCCTCTAAATGCGGATACTTCTTGAGGTGCATTTCCTTGTTACGGGTTACTAGCTCTTCCCAAGTTTCTCGACGCTGCAGCTCCGGGCGAAAGCGTGCATACTTCATATGGACGGTAATGTCCGATAAAATTTCGTTTGATAATTCCATAATTGATTTGTTGTTTTAGTTAGACTCTTTCCTCCGGGTTATATAACTA